CATTTCTTTAAGCAGAGATGCCATGAGTGCAGAAGTCCTTTCCTTGAAACAACGCAGTGAAGATGTTATCAAGAGTGTTCCATACCATGAGTCATTCATAACTATCTGTAATGATGTTGTAAGTCAATTGAATCCTGAATACGCAGAGCAAAAACAAAGGGACGGAAGACTTGACAACCTTGAAAAGAAAGTGGATGTCCTTACTGATAAATTAGGCTTGCTGGTTGAACGTCTGACATCAAACAGTTGACATTATGAACAAAGCTTGGGAAATTATAGAAAAGGAAGCCCGCGAAGGTTATGAGGGCAAGAAGAGTGACTACCGCTCCGGTATGCGTTCTGGTATGCGTGGTTCAATGGGCTCTTACAGAATGAGTAGGCGTGAAGATGATGTTCAGGAAGCCTATGATTGTGGTTTTGAGGATGGTTATTCCGAGGCCATGAAGAAAATCTTCCACATCATAAAAGATGCTGACTAAATTAATGTGGGGGGTAATTCGTTACCCCCTTTAATTTTAATAAGTTATGGCAAGACTTGATGAAAGGATGGAGTATCCATCGGGTATGGAAGATTACCTTGGATACTATGGTTGGCACTTCTCAAAGAAGATGTGTGAGTGGGCATCTTCAAGAATGTATAAGGACGTTGATGGGAAGAAAGAATACATTGATGCATATACAAAAGACCAGATTGACTCCTTACTTAGGAAGTACGGAAAAACACTGAGCAATAACAAGGGCTATGATTATGTTTATATAGCCAATATGTGTAAGGCTGATTTCTTAGGCAGTTCCATAAGGGATGAAATGGCTCTTATTCAATATGTCATTGATGTTATTGAAGACCCTGATGCTTACGAAGGTATGCCTTTTACAAGATTCTATGCTGACTGTGTAGGCTCTGGTACACCTATTGTTTGGGAGGATATGTTATGATTATGCAGGAATTTACCCTGACCGTCACTCCCTGGAAAGTCATAGTATTTTATCATCCCTCGTGGAGGAATCTTGATTTGATTATCAAGACTTTATACGATGCTGGATGTGATGGGGAAGACCTTGATGATGCTGTAAATACAATAGAGTCTGGTTACCTCAACACGGGATTCACATTTACAAATGGAAACAAGAGAGTATCAGTTCTTATTATAAGTAAGACAACTGATGCATCACAGTTCAATGATACATATGACCATGAGAAGGGACACCTTGCCATGCATATATGCCAGTATGATGATATTGACCCATTCAGTGAGGATTATCAATATCTTACAGGAGAGATTGGAAGGATGATGTTTCCAGTTGCAAAGCATTTTCTGTGCGACCATTGTAGGGGACTGTCAGAGTAAAAAGTGTATATTAGGAACATGGCTTGTAACGGGTTTGTGATTAAAACACGAACCTGTTACTTTTGTGTAGTTTAACCTTAAAAGAATTATTATGGGAGATGATAATTTTGAAGGTGTGCAGTTCCTTGATGAAGTAGATTTGTTTGGGGATGACACACAACCGGGTGATGGTGGTTCCGGTGAACAAACAACTCCACCACAGGGTAATCAAGAAGACCCTGAGAATATTGAGAAAAATGAACCCACCGAGGTTGAGATTGGTGACAATGATTCACTCTTTGGAGATGATGAGGAACCACAACAACCGGAGAGCGTAGGTGAGGAAAAGAATAACAAGGCTGGAGAAGGGGCGGGCACCACGGACAATGGTGATTCTCCCACTGGTCAGAATGCCTATTCTTCCTTTGCCAAAGCCCTACAGGGTGACCGCCTTTTCCAGTTCCTTGATGATGAGGTCATTGACAATGTTAAGGATGCTGATTCCTTCGCAGATGCTTTTGAACAAGAGATTGAAGCGCGTCTTGATGATGCCACAAGAAGGTTCAAGAAAGCCACTGAAGCTGGTGTTCCAGATGATACTGCCGGTCAGTATGAGAACATCATCCAGAGGCTTGAAAGCATTACTGAAGAACAGCTCTCTGAGGAAACTGAGCAGGCTTCAAGGCTCCGTCAGAATATCCTTTATCAGGATTTCCTGAATAGAGGTTATAAAGAGGAAAGAGCCAAGCAACTTGTCAAACGTGCTGTTGATGGTGGTACTGACATTGAGGATGCCAAGGATGCCCTTGAGTCCAACAAGCAGTTCTATCAAGACCAGTATGACAAGCTGATTGAAGACAGTAAGAAAGAAGCTGATGCTGAAAGACAGAGAGTAAGGAAGGAAGCACAGGAGTTCCGAAAGACAATCCTTGAAAAGGAAAAAATCTTTGGTGATGTCCAAGTTGATAAGGCAACCAGACAGAAAGCCTTTGATGCTATGACAAGGATTGTTGGTAAGAATGCTGAAGGAGACCCAGTTACTGCCGTACAGAAGTTTGCAGACGAAAACCCAGTTGAGTTTAGGTCTGTGCTTGGTATCATGTGGGCAATGACTAATGGTTTCAAGGAACTTGGCAATGTCCTTAAACAAGACATTAACAAAAAGGTCAGGTCCAATTTGAAGGAAGTTGAGAACAGGATTAAGGGTTCTGCTCCCCGTGGTGGTAGTCCCAAGTTTATTGGGGGGGATGAAGGCTCTTCACACTCAAGCCAAGGTTGGATGCTCGACGTTTAGTTTAACATAAAATTAAATTAATATGGCTGTTAAAACTTTGGGTAAATTCCAAACCCATGAATTCCAAGCGTGGAAGGGCTTGACAAGTGATAATCACCTTGGGTCAATCTTCCAGCGGGAACCTCAGAGAGCCACCAATGCTGTCGTGCGTCTGTTGGCCGCAACTACGGGTAAGACCCTTGACACATTCCTCTCTCAATTCCCGACCAAGACCTTCCAAGATGATACTGAGTATTACTGGGATATTCTCGGTAGTGCTTCTCGTAACATTCCTCTTGCCGAGGCTCGTACTGAAGCTGGTACTGTGGTTGAGTCTGGTGCTGCCAATGTTGGTGCTGGTGGCTCTCCGTTCTATCTGGTTTTTGATGAGGATTGGTTTGCTGATGGTGAGGTCATTGTTGGTAACTACAATGAGAAGTACCTCTTCCGTATCCTTGGTGACCCCCGTATGGAGGGCACTCGTGCTGTCTATAAGGTTGAGCTGATGGGTGGTAACACTATTGGTGTCCCTGCTGACAGACTCCTCGCTGGTGAGCGTTTCTCCGTTGAGTATGCTCCAGTGGAGAAGGAACTCTCCCGTAAGGTTGGTGATGTCCGCTTTACAAGCCCTGTGGGTATGCGTAATGACTGGACCACAATCCGTATCCAGCATAAGGTTGCCGGTAACAAGATTAACCGTAAGATTGCCTTCGGTATGCCTATGGTTAAGACTGGTGCCAACGGTGAGCAAATCAAGGGCACTGAAAACATGTGGATGCACTATGTTGACTGGGAGGTGACCCGTGAGTGGAATGGTTACAAGAACCGCGCTATTGCCTTTGGTCGTTCCAACCGCAACTCCAATGGTGAGTACCTGAACTTCGGTAAGTCTGGTAATGTCATTCGTATGGGTGCTGGTATTTTCGAGCAGGCTGAGGTTGCCAATACCATTTACTACAGTGACACCAAGTCAGTCATGTCTCTTATCCTCAATGCTATCAGTGAGCTTTCCGCCGGTAAGATTGATTTCAACCAGCGTAAGTTCGTCATTAAGACTGGTGAGCGTGGAGCCATGCTGTTCAATAAGGCCGCCAAGGATTCCTTGAGTGGCTGGATGCCTCTGGGTATCAAGTACTCTGATGCAAATCCGGGTGCCATCAGCAAGACCACAGCTTCATTTGCTCCAGGTACTGCCGTGCGTGTGACTGACCACCAAATTACTGAGTGGCTCGCTCCTAACGGTGTTGAGGTGCATCTTGAGGTTGAGACCTTCTATGATGACCCTGTGCGTAACAAGATTCTCCATCCGGAGGGTGGTGTTGCCTTCTCTTATCGTTTTGACATTTGGTACATCGGTACTTCCGAAGAAGCCAATATCCAGAAGGCTGCCATTGCTGATGAGCCTGAGCTTTGGGGTTATCAGTGGGGCTTCCGTAATCCTTTCACAGGCCAGCGGAACAACAACACCATGTCCTACGATGAGGATTCTGCTGTCATTCACAAGATGGCTACCCTTGGTGCCATTGTGTATGACCCTACCAAGACAATGGCAATCATTCCGTCAATCTTGGCTTAATTATAAAGAGGTTGAAGTTGGGGTCTCTTGCAGGCCCCAACTAAAAACCTTATATTTACAATAAATTCAATAGGGAGAAATTGAAATGAGTGAAAAAACTTTAGTTAGTTGTCTTCGTAAGGAGACTGTTGTTGTGAGGCACATTCCAAGAGAGTACAGACTTGCTGGAAACAATCCAAAGCATGTTCTATCAGAAGGTATGGCAGAGTCTGCATACAAGATGTATACAGTTCCAATGCTTCGTTCTGGTCAGCTTCAGGATGTCCTTTCACCACAAGAAAAAGATTATCTTGAGTCTGCACTTGGACTTCCAGATGGTGGACTTTCAGTGTATCGCACTGAAAACAACTACTGGTCAAACTATTTTGTCAGACTTGAAAAAACAGAGACTTATTTGGATTTGAGTAATCCAAATGACTACATTAAGTACAAAGTACTCCTTGCAAATAAAAACTTGATTTGTCCTGACCTAAGGACTCTTCAGGATAAGCCAAAGGCTACCTATGAGTATGTGATTATGTCTGAGGGTGAAGAGACCAAGGCTAA